GATTTGTCGAGTTATATCAACCCTGTAAAAAGGGCTGGATTAGCAATAAAAGAAGTAAGATTCCAGATTAGAGATCCTAATGGTGCTCTGAACAATTCGGGGTCACTTCCACCGATCGCAGAGTTCCTTTCATCGAGTGGTTCCCAAGGTGTTCAATCTGCTCTCAAATTGTATGCAACAACTCGTGCATATGAGAACGCTTCAGAAGTAGGAATTGCTTCTCCTGATGTTCTATGTGTTCTCGACAAATATGCAGTTTGTGGAGCAACTCCTGCTGGTGTTTCTCCTGCACTTCTTGCATGGGAAGATTGGTATGGCCCAAAGGATTTGCATCCTGAAGGATATACTGTTGTCTCCGATCTACTAATCGGAGTTGCTGCGGATAATTGGAAGGCTCAAGCAAGTGAAACTCTCGAAGTTGACATCATGCTAATTGCAGAACCAATTACAATTACAACCGAAAGAATGAACGAGATTTTATCTCAGGCTCAAGATTTGTGAACATAGATTGTCAAAGCTGGGAAACCAGGAGACACTCTATGATAACATGAATGACCAAAAAACTAGATCAGGAAGATGAGGAACATGGTAGCGGGAAAAGTCGGAACAACAATCGGAAAGAAAGTATTAGGAAAAGCAGCACAATCTAGTTTAGTCCGAAAAGCAGGAGCAGGTGCGGCAGCAGTAGCGACCGCAGAGTTTCTTGAAGACAATCCCTATGTCAGTGCAGCAGAAGGTGCTGCTCTTGGATTTGCAGTCGCAGGCCCAGTTGGCGCCGCTGCTGGTGGACTTGTTGGCTGGTTTATGGCAGATGGAGAGCGCATTGCTCCTTGCGACCTTGTGGCTATCCCTGCGTATGAAGTTGCTTTACTTCGCCAAGGAATGGCTCCGTCGTTTCAAATCTTCATTAAAGAAGGGGAATTGATAGCCCCTATACTGCCTACTGATGCTATGAAGAATGTAGCAGCACTTGAAGCAGTTGAAGAGGTTGTAACAGCCCCTAAACGCAAGAAAAGCGGTTGGCAACGATACATGGGTCAGAAGAAGAACCAAATTAAGTTCAAGTCCGGTAAGAAGAAAGGACAATTGAATCTGAAAGCAATGGGCAAAGCATACAGAAAGGGGCGAAAGTAATGGCAGTAAATGAGATTAGAGATACTATCCAAGGGCCAGTTCAATTAACTGATGCTGGCTTTGGCTATGCGACAAGGTGCATCAACCTAAAGGAAGGATTTCGCAATCAAATATTGTCTGTTGATGTAAGCAACGACAATGTAGGATTCAGCACTGATTTTGGAGGGCCGGCTAAAGCCTACCAACTGTTTGTCTCTCCTTACCCAATCATACCAACTCAAGAAGACATTAATCTCAACGATGGACTAAACATCTTCGCTAATGCTGGCCCAATGGCTGGTGATGAACAGGTTCTCTACAAAGAAGCAGAAGCAGTTTATTTTATCAACGAATCATCCGAGAAGCCGGTTGTATGGAAGGAGCAATTTCCTTCGCCACAAGTAGCGGCTACACCGACAACTAGGTGGTTCTCTCCTCATCTTTACATTACGATCATGTATTGGGGTGCACCTGATTCAACAATCGATACAAAGTTCTCATTATTTCTCAGAGTAAATCAAATCAAAGCATCAGGAACATCTGTTTCGATGGGTCAATACAAAGAGTTCCTTGATTCTCAGGCTCGATTATTGACTTCAACAGCAGTAGTTTACGATCCAGCAGAAATTGCTGGCTACACTTTCCCTATGTGGAGATACGGAGGAGTTCGTCCTGAACTAATGATAAGTGGTACTACCGCGCTCAGATACTACAACAGAGTTGCTAGTAATGCTAATCAAGAAATGACGACAAGGGCAGCACTACAAACTGCCTATACTGATGCTACAACAATGCAGGCATTTGATGGAGCATTTGGAGACCCTGCACTGAACTTACCTGAGTGGATTACTCTCATGGATGTTGGCGGTATTACTGCTGGTGCAATCCGTCAATATCCACCTCCAATCAAGTTTGCAGATAATGGTAATACACTAATGTTCTGAACATAGATTGACAGAGCTTGAGCAACGTCCGAATTCTATGTTAACATAAAATACATAATACGCCCCGGGGAAATTATGGCAAGAGCATCAATACCGTACGACAGGCTACAAATCGCAGCAGAAAAATTATTTCCTGAACCAACTTATCGAAACATCCGATTAGAAGGTTCGATGAGAAGAAGGCAATCGTATGAAGAAAAACCTACTCCAACTACAATTTACGATCGGCGAACTGGCAATTACAAATCGATAGGATATCGATGTTATCTGTCAGGTCAAAGAATTGCTGGAATTGATGACAATTTTAACCCTGTATTCGACTTTTTTAGAGGATGGTACCTAGTCGAACTTGACTAAACTTCCTGACTTTTCGGCATCCAAATATGCTTGTCGCATTTTTCTAAGATGGTATGCAACTGATTGTTGAGTTATTCCAATTCTATCTGCAATTTCAGATTGTTGTAATCCATGTCCACGGAGATGATAGATAGTTTCCCAAAGGATTTGTTTCTTAGATTTTGGAAAGTTCATCTGTTCACATCCTCAATCATTGCTTGAATTATGTCTCTGAAAGTAGTCAATCCTTCTTCGTTGAACTTGTCTCTAGCAACACACAAAATGTGAACTAAAGTTAGGTTGTAAGGACTAAAATCAGCCTGCTTTCTGAGCAGAACATTGATTGCATTTTCAATGAACTTAGATCGTGTTCCTAACCTCTTCCTTCCTTCCAATTCTCCGACTAATCTCTCCGGTAAATATACCTTAATTTCCTGTTTTCTCGCCATAGGGGTGGTCGCCTCTTGCCTAGGGGGGGTCGCTAGTTGTATTTAGAGGGTGGGTCGAAGGCCAACTGCGAGGCAGTTTTGGCTATCAGCGAAGCCCACCTGTTCAAGATAAGGATTTGAATTAGTTTATAGTCTTCTTAGTGGGACATCCCATCTATGGCAAAGAATGCTGGTGATGTAATCCTTCGGGATAGAATGCAATTTGAATTAGATGCAAACGGTGACAGATCTACTCTCTACGGAAGAATTGATTTGTCGAGTTATATCAACCCTGTAAAAAGGGCTGGATTAGCAATAAAAGAAGTAAGATTCCAGATTAGAGATCCTAATGGTGCTCTGAACAATTCGGGGTCACTTCCACCGATCGCAGAG